AGTTCATGGACAGTGGATTTGGCGCAACAACCCTAGCTCGTTACCAGATGCCCGGAGCCGTTCGTGACGAAACCGTAATCCTTTTAGTGGATGAAAGTGCGGGCTTAGAAAAGGCCCTAATAGACAGAGCCACCCTCAAGATCCCGGACAGGATTAACTTGAACAATTTGTCCGAGAACTTGAGAAGGTACTACCACGAATTGGAAGTCGAAATCGAGAAGTTAACACGGGAGGTTAGCCTAGAAAAGGACTTAGCCAGAAAGGTAGCCTTAAACCAGGAAAAGAACAAGCTCGGTCGTGAATCCAGGAAGTGTGTTAAGGTCCTAGCCCACATAGAAAAAGGCCACCCATACATAATAGACCGCGAGCGAAAGTTCCGGTTGTTAGATGGCAGATCCGAATTCGAGGACATGATTGAAGGACTACAATATGTAGTACTGGCATCAGGGACACCCACGACCCAGATATTAACCGAAAACTATAAGTCCGTGGTTATACAGCACCCGATCCCAGTTGAACACAGGACCTGTTACTATGATCCGGTTGGGTCCATGAACTTTAAGGAAAGACAAACAACAGCACCAAAGATGGCCCAGAGGATCAATGAGTTACATGAACGGTTCGGCAAGAAAACCATGGTACACTGCGGTGCCTACGTAGTGGCCCAAATGATCTATGATAGTATGCCAAACAAGGACATTTGCATACTACAGGATAAGTCTGATCGGGAAGGCAGCAAAAACAAGTTCTTGACAACAGAAGGCCAGGCAATCTTCTTGTCCGTGAACTTCGAGGAAGGCTTAGACCTCAAGGGACCAGAATACCCATTAAACATAATAGCCAAGTTGACCTTTGAGAACATTGCAGACGAGTTCATTAAGGCCAGAAACGAACGCGACAATTACAAGAGATATAATTTAAACACTGCAGTTGCTACTATGCAGGCTGCAGGACGGTGTACAAGGTCCGTTAAAGACTACTCCGAAACATACATCTTGGATGCAAGCTGGCAGGGATTCTTCAATCGCAATAAAAGACTATTACAGCCTTGGTTCATAGCGAGTTTAAGAATAGGGAACCCGGAAGAAGTTAAGATAGAAAAGATTGAAACACCAAAAATAGAAATCAATACAGAAAACCAAAAACGACAAGAACAGCCAAAATACGGACAGCTAGAAAAAGCCATTATATACTTAGCAGGAAGGTGTGACGGTGCGATAAAACAAGACGGACAAGGCTTCAATGGTAGAGACACCGAGTTCGGGCACTCGTTAGCGGACCAGATACTAAGAGGCAGAACACTGAGTCCGAAACAGAGGTCCGCAGCTGAGAGAATGGTTAAGACCTACAAAAAGCAATTAGAAAAGGGCGGCATAATAATTTAAAGCCACCAAAACTTATTACTAGTAGTACATGAGGTGAAGTAACATGACAAAAATACAAGAAGCAATAAACGAATACTTAAAGTTGAAGAACCGCGAAATACATCCAGAAGGAACCTTCGATAAAGGAGGCAGATTCTATCTAGCAGAATCCGAAAAACAGGATTGCTGCCGAGGGATTAGAAGCCCAAGTCGCGTCTATCCATATAGCGAAATGAAACATGCCAGAACCCTGAAACACGTAGCTAACAAGTTTGGAGTAGATGAGTCAGAATGTAGAAAAGCATTAAGAGAAATGAGGTGACGGTATGAAATATGAATATTCGGTAGTTGGCTATTTAGATGGGCACAAAGTAGCAGCATGTACAGACGCACTAGGTTCCAATGTGATCTTTGGTGGACACGGTGATACTGAACACCGTGTTAGTAAACTATTTAAAGATCAAAAAAGTGCAGTGGGCGCCGCCGAAAAAGTAGTTAAATGCGGTATAGACAGTGTAGAATGGGAAAAACCTATAAGTGGTTTGATTGAATTGTTCACAAAACTTAACAGGTGATTACATGAAAGACCAGGATGCCGTGATAGCAATCTTTTGCTACACAACAATGGATTGTTCTAACCACCCGATAATCGTAGTGGTAGGTAAAGATTGAAGTACTCATATCTCCCGAAGAATATCATAACAGGTTTGAAGAAGAATAAACGTTATTTTTCTTTATTTTCTTCTTTTTTTGGACCTATTCGTAATACTTTTATTGATGATGTGTTGCTTTCTATAAATTTATCAGTATTTTCTTGTTTTTGTTTCATACAATCGCCTTTATAGTAGTTATTTTAACATGTTTCGCAGATCTATCTTTATATGACCCATTGTTTGGTGGTATAATGTCAGTATATCGTGTTTCCACAACTTTGAACTTGGTTCCACGATTCACTAAAATTTCAAACTCGTTTGGTAATACGCTTTCTTCTGCAATAAATAAAGCCTTTGTACCGCTAGGCAATTGCAATTCTAATAATCTGCCCATTCTTCCATTTTCATCTGTTGTGAAGTTATTTGCCATGAATGGTAATGCTGACGTTGAACTAAAGCATGGAAACTCAATTTCTGATCCAGGAGTATCCAACGCATTTACTAACTCCGGATATTTTGATAATGTTTTATTAGATATTCCCCTATACGTAACTAATGGCTCCGATAAGTCGGAATTAGTAAATAATTTATCTAATTTTTCTATGAGTTGTTTTGATTCTTTTACATTAGCTTTATCAAATACATCATTACTATTTTCCATGTCTTTCATGGAACCATTTAAATATTCGTTTATTTGATGAAATCTACCACCACTATACATAGTTAGTACATGGCGGTCATTTTTACTAAATTTTTTAAGTGGTTCCGCTGCTTTATCTAATGATGCCTGGATTCGTTTATTAGTTTCAACATCTTGTGGAGAAGAGAAATCGTGATCGGCTTTGAAACCAATGAATGTTTCCGAAGCGGATTTTGAATCAGATGTATTGCTTTTTTCTTGTTCTTCCGGATTACACTTGTTGGAATCATCGACGGTTCCTTTGGGGCATTTATAATTGAGTTTTATGAATGAGGTAACATTATCCAAGTAGACACTATTTTCTTTTATTTTGTCTGAATAATTATTATTTTGCTGTTGATTACCAAAGTCTCGTTCGAATCGAATACCATTATCTCCTTTGAATTCATTGGTATGATCAAATTCGCCTTTTAATATTGTTGCCGGTATTCCTTTTGGAAATGCGTCACAAGCCAAAATCGGCAAATTTTCCTTGAGATGCAAACAAACACGGCATTGTTTAGTTATCATGTTTTACACCTATCTTTTTAAATAAATCTATTAATCCTGGTGTTACTAGATCATCCCTGCCATTTACATATAAAGAATAACTTTCAGCAAACCATTCTTGGTGATCACTTGCGGCATACTTAGAGGGCACTATCAACGTACCATCCTTTTCTGATTTTTTATATATTTGGTCAATTTTTTTCTCAAGTGGTGGCGTGGCATAAGATTTGGCATTTTTTACACCATACAACTGATGAATATGATGCCCAAATTCGTGATCTAATAATAATTTCGGAGATTGCTCAAATGGAAAATATTCACTGGCACCAAATGGTTTTTCCGAATCTGGCATGCCAGGTTTCCAAGTATATATTAATGCATTAGTTTTTTTTGTATTTAAATCGTTTATTCTAGCCATTATATTATTTTTTTCTGATTTATATTCGTTAATTTCTTTTGGCCACGGATAACCTGTTTTATAAAAAGTAGATTCCTCAAATTTCATGCCGCTATTCACCAGACTCGGATTGTTTTTTGCCCATTTTTCTTTATCAGATTGTATGAAACTTTCTAGTGAATTTATTTTATTGTTTATATAATTAAGGCGTTCTTGGTTTCTAGAAAGTCTCAAGTCAACCTCACTATCAGGATCATTTCTAAACATATCTGGCGTTACTGCAAGTATACCATCTGCCATTGAAGCCAATCCTGCTTTTGTGTTTTTGTCTGCTACAATACCACGCAATCTAGGTATTTTTAGGTTGTCACATTGATAATGTAGTCTGTCAATGTTATCACTTAATATTTTAACATG